GAGCGATGGTGCTGCAAGACGCGCAGCAGATCATGTCGCCGCTGACGTTCGATGACGAATACTGCGAGCAGCTCGTTGCCGCTGGCCCCGCCTACACGATTTTGGACGGCAACAAGCCGATCATGTGCGCAGGCGTCGCAGAGATGTGGACGAACCGATATGCCGCGTGGGCGTGGCTTTCGAAAGATGCTGGCCCGAAGATGGTCGGCCTGACGCGGATCGTCGATGATTACCTCAACACCCGCCCATATAAGCGGATTGAGGCGTATGTCGATGCTCGGTTTGATGCCGGGCACCGCTGGGCAAAGATGCTCCGATTTGAATATGAAGGCTTGATGCGTTCATTCGGGACGCAGGGCCAAGACATGGCGATGTATTCGAGGATTCAGTAATGGCTGCTCTACCGTTTATTGCTGCCGCTGCCTCTGCTGTCTCGACGATTGCCGAGACCGCACAAGCGCGCAAAGTCGGCGAAACACAAGCTCGAGGGTTGGAAGAACAGGCTCGCGCTGCCGCTCTTGAGGCTGGTGCTGCCGAAGAGGCGCAACGCCGACAAGCGCGTGAAGCGTTCGGCGAGACGCGCGCTGCCGGTGCGCAAATGGGTTTGCTGGAATCTGCCTCATTCGCTGACGCCTACTCTGCCGCTGCGACTGCTGCCGAGTTGGACGCGCTCAATATCCGATACGAAGGCGAAGGTCGCCGTCGTGGATTGATGTTTGAGGCTGGTGCGACGCGCGCTGCGAAGCCACTCTGGGGGCCAGCGATCCTCTCGGCTGGCACGAATGCCCTAATGGCGTTCTCATCTGCTGGCGGCAAACTCCCGAGCGGCGGTAAAAAGGCAGGAACAACCTAATGGCAAAGCTCGAATTCTATCGACAGCAAACGACGCCTCGCGTCATTGCTCCCGACGTCGGTGGACTCGGGCGCATTCAGTCTGGATTCGGTCAGGCGGCAGAAGCCATTGCTCGAGGTGCCGCGGCTGCTGGACAATTAGTTGAGCAGCGCAATCTGGAAATTGAGAAGCGACGCGAGGATGAGGCTGCGATCGATGCCTCTGCTCGCGCAGTATCGATCAAGTCAAAATGGGTTGAGCGTTCGCGCGCTCTTGAAACTGAAGCCGCCGAGAAGGGCGAGCTTGATGGATATGTTGACCGCGCTCGCAAGGCCTACGACGAGATCGTTGCTGAAGAGTTGAAGGGCGCAAAGTCAGAGAATGCGAGTAACTGGCTGCGCCAGCGATCGAATGAATACGCGCTGAATGTGGTGGATAGCGCCACGCGTTGGGAAGCGAGCGCCAAGGTCAATCGTGACGTCAATCTTGCCGGCGAGGCATTGGATCAGGCGCGTCAAATTGTTGGCGCTAATTCCAATGATTATGCGTCTGCTCGAGACGATCTCGCGCTGCAATATGCTCGATTGCCTGCCGACAAGCGCGCCGAAGCATGGGCGGCTGCGCGCCAGCGGTTGGCCTATGACGCCGGTTTTGGAGAATTGCGCCGCAATCCTCGAGCGATTGACAAGGCATTGCAGGCCGAGCCGGGCAAGTCTGGTGTCGCGTACATCGACGAGCTTGGCGCTGACGAGCGATTGCAGCTGCGCGCGCAGACAGATAGCGAGTTGCGCCGTCTTGAGGCCGAGGCCAAGGCACGGCAAGCCGAGCGCCGTGAAGTGTTGCGCGAGCGCATTGCAGACCAGTCTGCCTTGTTGAGTGCTGGCTATCCAGTTGAGCGCCCAATCAGTCGCACCGAGTTCGTGGCGGCTAACATGGGCGAGGATTACGCTGATTACCAAGAGTCTCTTCGCATTGGCTCGGTTGCCTCTGGCATGGTCGGCATGAGCTCGAAAGAGATTCAAGATCTGCTCGCCAAGGAAAAGCCTGCTCCGACCGAGGCTGGGTTCGCAGGCCGGTCGAAGCGTTACGATGCGTTACTACAGTCTGCAAAGACAATCGTCACCGAGCGCACGACTGATCCAATCCAGTTTGCCGCTAATCGCAAGCTGATGACGATTGTGCCGCTTGATCCATCTGATCCGGTCGCGTTCTCGGCAGAGCTAAAAAATCGCGCAACGGTCTCGCGCACCATGACGAATCAGTTTGGTACGCCAATGGCGCTGATGACTAAAGACGAGGCCAAGGCTTTTTCGACGTTTGCCTCTAACATGACATCGGTTGAGAAGGTCAATCTGTTCACGAATGTCCGTCGCTCGCTGACTGACGATGCCTATCAGGCCGTGATGGGGCAGATCCGCGCGGATAGCCCGGTGACGGCGATGGCTGGCTCGATGCTTGGCAAAGAGACGCAGATCGTCACGAAGGAAGGCGGCTGGTTCTCTAGCCCGACGACGCTGCCGGGTTTCTCTGTGGCTGATCGCGTACTGCAAGGCGAGGATCTGCTTAACCCGACGACTGGCGAACGTGATGCAATGGGGCGCGGCAAGTTCCCGATGCCATCTGATACCGATATGCGCTCGCAATGGGCGGCGCTGACTGGTGATGCTTATCGTGCTTCGCCGGATACAGAGGCGACCGCGTATCAGGCTTATCGTGCGTTCTATGCTGCCGAGGCTGCTCGCCGTGGAGACTACAGCGGGCAATTCAATTCTGATGTGGCCGACATGGCTGCTCGAGCGGTGTCCGGTGGCGTGACCGAGATCGGCGGCTACAACATCCTGCTGCCTTGGGGGCTGGATGAAGAGACGACGATGAACCAGCTCAATAAGCAATGGCCGCAGACTCGCAAACAAGCGGGCATCCCTGACGGCACCGATCTTGAGGATGTGGCGCTGACGACGGTTGGAAACGGCGTGTATATGGTGACTGACGGCACGGCTCCCCTGCGGGATAAGAATGGCCGCGTTGTCTATATGCGGGTCAATCCGTGAGTTTTCTTTCGATTAACGATCGTCAATCGCGTGAGATAGAGCAACAAGCTCTACTCGTCGAACCGTCGCAAGAGGCTTTTGAACCTGACTGGTTTGAGGGTGTCGGCACGGGTATTGGCGTTGGCTTGTCCCGAGTGGTTGGCGTGGCTAACCAGTTGGCCGGCGCGGTCGAGTATCAGGCTGGCCGTGCGTTTACCGAGCCGCTGGATATGGTGTTCGACACCAAGGCGACCGAAGCGCTGCGCCGAATCACGATTGAAGAGCCTGCCAAGTTTACGGCTGCGCAGACTCCTGACCCGCTGACGGTCGGTGCGGCTGGCCGTGTGCTGTATGGCGTAGTTGGCGTCGGTGTTCCGGCGATTGCGGCTGGTTACTTTGGCGGCCCAGCTGCTGCTGCCGCTGCTGCTGGTGCGTTTCAGACAACCGGAACCGTGACTGACTTGATGGAGCAGGGTGTCGATGAGCGTACTGCTATCGGCGCTGGCACGATCGATGGCGCGCTGACAACAGTTGGCGTGGCGATACCTGCTGCGATCGGCGGTCGTGCTGCACTTAATACGCTGCTCTATGGCCCGGGCGTGAACCTTGCGCAAGACATCGTGGCCGCAAAGGGCATTGGCGCGTATTTGGATTCGCAGGGATATAACGAACTGGCCCAGCGTTACAGCGAGTTGCAGTCGGAGCAAATCGCTGCCGACATCATCCTCGGTGCTGCTTTCGGCTATCTTGGGGCGCGATCGGCGCGTATCAATGCCGTCGTTTCGCAGCAAGAGATCCAGCGCGGCCTGACGCCGAGTGAGGCTGTGACGAAAGACGGTTTGCCGTTACAGCCTGCAAGCCCGGCCTTCCAGCCGTTTGCGGTGCCGAAGCAGGCCGACTCCTATGATGAGTTGGGCGAGCGGATCTACCGCGAGATGCAGCAAGCCAAGCGGCAGGATGTTGATTTGAATGACGTCAAGGCTGTTGAGCGCTTGATCGGTCAAAAGGTCGAGTCTTTATCGCAATACATTAAGCGCACGGGCGGCATCATCGATGACGGCGGCGAGCTGTCGTCACGCGATATTACGAACAAAACCCTGCCGGGGTTGGTGCGCCGCAATACGCCAGAGAATCGGAAGGTGGCCGGATGGGATGGTGTTCGTGAGCGCATCTTCGATGCCGGATACTTTCCGCAGAAGGCTGACTATAACGAGATCACCGATTCCGAGATTGTCGAGGCGTTGGAGTCTGACCTGTTTCGCGAGCGCGTCTATAACCTCAAGGTGCAGGAAAAGCTCGAGGGGTTTCGGTACAACAAGTATTTTTCCGAGTCGATGTCATACGAGGGCATCACGCCGGATATGACGCCTGCGCAGATCGCCGATCGGCTGCGTCTGCTGGACGATGAAGCTCGAGCAGCGGATGAGCGCGCTGTCGGCCCTGACGCCGAGACGATCCAAGAATATGACCAGTTTGCTGAATCGATGGACGCGGCAATGGTGGCGCGCAATCGTGCCAATCTAGAGCTGGATACGGCTCCCGGTATCCCGGCGACCAGAACCGCATTGATGACGCATCTGGCTCGGATGCGCGTGGCAATGGAGCAGATGCTTCGAGGCGAGGCTGTTGCTGTCGATAACGTCGGGCGCGGCGGTGAATATGCGCCGAGGCCGCAGATCAATATCAATGAAGCGCAGATCGTACAGGCATTGCGCGAGTCTGGCCTGCCGGGTGTGCTAGACGAAATCGATTCGCTCGAGGCCGAGCTGTTGAAGCGCGGCAGAGACTTTGAGGGGCGATCCGTTAAACTGTCCGAGATGGATAGGCCGCGTGGCGAGCGCATCCGTATTGGCGATGAGGACTACTTTGCTGATATGCCGGTTGCCGGCGACGATGGGATGACGACTGCGCGTGACGGATTGCAGGACGTCGAGGCTGATGTTCGGCGGGCAGAGTCAGAATCCCCCGGGTTCCCTGCTGCTGTGAATTGCTCATTGAGGCATGGCGAATGAGACAGGCTTGCGTAACTGCAATCGAACAGGCCATTGGTCGCAGCATTACCAAGGCAGAGGCGCGTAACGTCGAGGCGCGTATCCGCAATGCAATGGTGATGGTGGCGCGGCGCGATGGTGCTGCGTACGAGGCGCTGCCGAAAGCCGACAAGATGCGCGCTGCGGCGACGTATGCGGCGAATGAGCTGGTCGCAGAAGCCCAGAAGAAAGCCCAGCGCCTGCGATTGCAGATCGCTGCGCAGGATGCCGTCGAGCGATATACCGCAGAGCAGGTCAGACTCGGTGCCGATCCGAACCGGCTTGAGGCATTTGAGCGTCTGCTGGCCGGGAAGGCTGATGGCAAGAACAACAGCACCTCGGTCGAGGTCGAGGCCAAGGGTATTGCGGCTGGCGCAATGGGCAAGCTCGCCGATGCGTGGGATGCGATCAGTCCGCGTATGTTTGGCATCTTTGCCAATAAAGGCGGTGAAGAAGAGTTTGTGCGCGCTGCTTACGGCGACACGGCTGGCGTCAGGCCAGAGATTGTCAGGGCTGCACAAGAGTGGAGCAAGACTGCCGAGACGCTGCGCATCCGGTTTAATGCGGCTGGCGGTGACGTTGGGCGGCTCGACAACTGGGGCCTGCCGCAGGCGTGGTCGCAAGATATTGCCGTGCAGCTTGGGCGCGATGAGTTCGTCAATGACATGATGAACTGGGTCGATCGCTCGATCTATCGCAAGGATGACGGCAGTCTGTTCAATGACGCCGAGATGCGCACGTTTCTGCAAGAGGCGTGGCTCACGATCTCGACCAATGGTGCGAACAAACAAAAGAACGTCACCGGATACGGCGCGGCGATCAAGGCGAACCGCAACAACAAGGCTCGCCAGTTGCATTTCAAGGATGGCGCTGTGGCCGTCGAGGCTCTGCGCAAATACTCTGGCCGGTCTGTATTTGAGGCGATGGCTGGTCACGTTCAGCGCATGGCGCGCGATGTGGCGCTGGTCGAGAAATTTGGCCCGAATGCAGATCTGGCCGTTGAGTATTTCATCCAGACGTTTGCTGATGAGGCGCGAGTCGCCAATGTAGGACAGCCGGGATACAAGGCTGATCTGATTGATCGCCGGGCTGCGTCTGCTGCGAATCTGTACAACTACGTCGCAGGCAACAATCCTCCTCCGGCGAATCTGCGTGTAGCGCAGGCGTTCTCTGCGTTGCGCTCGATCTTCGTAGCGGCCAAGCTCGGCAGCGCGACGGTTACCTCGATCTCGGATGAGGGAACATTGGTATTGACCAGCCGGGTCAACAATCTCCCGATGTTCAAGGTGTGGCGCAACGAGCTACGCGCATTCAATCTGGCCGATCAGGCCGAGAAACAACGAGCGCGCCGGGCTGGGTTACTGGTCAACACGATGCTGGATGAGGTCAATCGCTTTGGCGATGAAACTCTTGGGTCGCAAGTGCCGGCCAAGATCGCCTCGACGGTAATGCGCGCCTCTGGTCTTAATGCCGTCACCGAGGCGCGACGTCGAGCATTCTCCGTCACGATGATGGATACGATCGGCCAGCTCACCCGACAGTACCAGCGCGTCGATGCTCTTGATCCGCAAGACTGGAAGATCCTGCGCAGCAAGGGCATTACGCAAGAGATTTGGGATATATGGCGGCAGGCTCAACCTGATACATGGAGCGGGAACGATACGGTTCTGACGCCAGAATCAATCTATCTGGTGCAGGGCGTTGACGATCTTGCCAAGGAAAAGGCAGCAACCAAGCTGCTTGCGGTCATTATCGACGAGCGTGACATTGCGGTGATCGAACCCGGTGCGCGTGAGCGAGCGGCTCTGCTCGGAGGCACAATCCCCGGCACGGCAACTGGCGAACTGGCCCGCGCGTTCTGGCAGTTCAAGACATTTCCGTTTGCCATTATCAATCGGCATTGGCGGCGCGGCCTTGGGATGTACAGCAATACATCTGGCAAGGTTGGCTATATCGCCTCGCTGGTTGCGCTCCAGACGATCATGGGCGCGATTGCAATGGAAGCCAGCGACATTCTGTCTGGCAAAGATCCGCGCACATTGAACCCAGAAAGCGCCTATGGCCCGCGAAATCTGATCGCTGCCCTATTGAAAGGCGGCGCGCTCGGATTGTATGGCGACTTCTTGTTTGCTGACGCGACGACGTTTGGCCGAACGCTGGCTGGCGCTATTGGTGGCCCGATGCTTGGCGCGATTGAGGATACATTCAAGCTCACGGTCGGCAACGTGCAGGAGCTTGCCAAGGGCGAGGAAACGAATTTCGGTGCAGAGGCCGTCAAGGCTGCGCGCGGGTATACTCCCGGCGCGTCACTCTGGTACACCAAGACGGTGACAGACCGGCTGATCTTTAACCAGATGCAAGAGTATTTCGATCCCGGTTATTTGGCCCGTGCTCGAGCGAAGGCTCGTCGGGAGTATGGAACGACATATTGGTGGAACCCCGGCCAGCCGATAAGTCGTGCGAGAGCGCCGGAACTTGAGGCCATCGTAGAGGAATAATTCATGACCGTTTCATCATCGACCGCAAAGGTTAGCTATTCCGGCAACGGCTCGACACAGGCCTTTGCTGTCCCGTTCTACTTCCTCGCCAACAGCCAGCTGCTGGTGATTCGGAGATCCTCGACCGGCGTGGACGTTACGCAGGTTCTGGGCACCGACTACACCGTGACAGGCGCAGGCGTCCTGACCGGTGGCACCGTCACGATGACAGTTGCTCCGCCTACCGGAACGACGCTGGTCATTACTCGCAACGTCCCGCTGACGCAGGAGACGGATCTTCAGCCGAACGATCGACTGCCTGCCGAGACGCTCGAGCAGTCCATCGACAAGCTGACAATGATCACGCAGCAGTTGGATGAGGTGAACGATCGGACGCTGAAGGCTCCGGTGTCTGACTCTTCCTCGCTCAACATGACGCTGCCATCGTCGTCGGTGCGAGCGAACAAGTATCTGGCATTCACCAGCTCGGGCGAGCCTACAGTTGGCGACATTACAATCGGCGTGGTTACACCTCGGGATTACGGCGCGGTCGGTGACGGCGTGGCCGATGACACGACGGCGGTGGCTGCCTGCTTGGCCGCGCAGAAGCCGGTCAACTGGGAAGGACTGACGTACAAGATCACCTCGGCGATCACGCAAGCCTGCACGAAAGATGTGGTGTGGTACGGCAACGGCGCGACGATTGTCTATTCGCCAGCTGCTCATTCTGAATATGCGATTCGCCTGACCAATTCGGTTGTCATTGATTACTTCATCAACGACATTACGATTAACGGATCGAAGCTTTGCAATAAGGTTCTCGAGGTTTTAAGCACCAGCGGAATGCCGACTCCGGCTCCAAACTTCTTTGCTAAGAATCTGTTTGTTGAGCAAGCAAAGCGCATCAGCACATTCAACGGCGGCAACGGTATTTATATCCGCGGTTCGTTTGACTTGGTGGCCTTTTACGGCGGCGGCGCTCGCAACTGCGAATTGCCAGCTGGACAGGGTACGCCGGGCTCTATCGGTATCTCTGGTATTGCCGTCACTTGGTACAGCACCTCGTCTTATGTCCGGCAGATGCTGTGCAGCGGCATCACAGTTTTGAAGATCTACAGTTCTGATCTGGCATACAACGACGATCAGGACGGCGTAACGTATTTCGTGCCGGACGAGACTGTTGGCGGGAATAAGGTCGCTTCGCAGTTCTGGTGTGGCGACTCCAGTATTTTCTCAAACTGCTATGGCCGGTCGATCAAAACGCAATGTCTTGAGACGATTGTCGAGAACTCGCAGTTTGGAAAATCTGAAGGCTTAACCGCTGGCGGAAACGTCGAGATCGATGCGCAGACTGGCGGCCTCAAGGTTATGGGCTGCATCTTTAAGTACACGGGAGGCAATCACCCGGGCGTGTGCGCCAACGTATCTAGCGACGTTGGGTACGGCAACCCAAGCCTGTATGTCGTCAGCAATCGTATCTTCTTGGATTCGTCGACGACGCTTGAGACGTTTGTGCAGACATTCCCACGCGAGGGTCGATTCGGCGCAATAGACGTCTCGGCGAATAACATCTATGGCAAGGTCAAGATGTTTGTGGATTTCTTGGTCAACGGCGACGACAACAACATTGTCGCCAGCAATAACTACATCAAGGAGATCGTCAACGGCGTAACGTCTGCCAAGGGTTTGATCTATGTCAAAGCCTCTGGCTCAACGTCTCCGTATGGCGCATACGTTACTGCAAACAATAACTTCTACGACAACACCCATGCGCCGACATTGGCGATTGACACGATCCCGGGCGTTGGCGCAACAGCGATTGTTTCCGGCACGGATAACATAGGGTTTGCATCGTCGCTGGCGGTTGTCGTCAGCTCGACCGCAAACGAGGTCACAACCTCGGGCACACAAGATTTAGTGCTGTCCACGAAAAGAGGTGTCGACTCTGGCAAGATCACGATTCGTGATGGCGCTAATCAGAATATTCGCGTCGAGCCGAACGGTACTGGTCAGACTGTATTCACAGGTCAGGTCTCTTTTGGTACGTCATTAGCCGCGGCGCTTGAGAAGGTTGTTGTCTCTGGGCCGATGAACAGCGACTCGGCGACTTCCTACGCTTTCCGAGTAACGGCTACCATCCCGGCTGCGACTACTTCTGGTGCGTTCTATTACCGCACTGCTGCAAATACAGAGGATGCGGCCTTTACGGTCAGCACGATCTCTCACTACTTTGCAGACCAGTCAACCGTATCTGGCGGGTCTCGATTGCAGCCAACCAATCAGTATGGATTCTGGGCTGCGAGCACGTTGACCGGAGCCGCTAGCAACTATGGGTTCTATTCTGATCTGGCATCAGCTGCTGGTCGCTGGAATTTTTTCGCAGACGGTACAGCGCCGAACTTCTTCCGCGGCACTACAGTTGTCGGATCTACCGCATTGGCTACGACCGCAACGGACGGGTTCTTTTACGTCCCGACCTGTGCAGGCGTTCCAACAGGCACGCCGACAACGTATGGCAGCACAGCGCCTATCGTGATCGACACCACAAACAACCGGCTGTATTTCTACAGCAGCGGATCTTGGCGCAACGCCGGGCCTTGAAGTCTAGCGATCTCGGCCTTTAGGCTGTTGATCTCTGCCACTAGGGTGCTGGCCTCCGACCAGAGGCCACGCATCCTGATGGCGGCTAGTGCGTTATCGATGCGCCAATCACGCTCTTGGCCGTAGCCCCACGGTGCGGCCTTGAGTTCGTTTGCCCACGCTCCCGCTGGGCTTTCGTTGTCGATCGTCATGCTCCACCTCGTCGGTGCCGGGTTCGTACATGAAGTGATTGCAGCGCCAGTCTGCGGGCCAATCATTAGCCGTGCAGAATAATTGTTTGCCGTCGTGTTTGGAGTGGCGGCAGCTCCAGCAGGTCACACCAGATCCTCTTTGCGTAACTGCGAGATCGTGCGCACCATGCCCTCAAGATGGGCAAGGCGTACATAGTCTCGGTCGAGATCCATGTGAGACCGACGGTCGATCGCATCATGGCAACTCGAGCAAGCCCATGCGCCGAGCAGATCGTCGGCCTTCAACCCCATGCCAGAGATCCCGGGCATACGGATATGGGCGAGCACGACCGTCTCGCTGTTGTGGTTGCAGACGCCCTCGAGCCGCACCATGCAGCCGCGACCTCTGGCCTGCTTGCGCAGATCACCAGTCCGTTTTGATGCCATGATAGACCTTTGCTGTATCCATCTGGACGAAGTAATTCTCGCGCATTGCCGTGCCGCCGTTTATGGTGCGCTGGGTCTCGGTGACTTCTTTGCGCATCTTGGCGTTCGACAGGTTCTGCACCAGCAGGACGTCAGCATCCACCAGAAACAAGAACCCGTACAGCGGAACACAAAACCCGCTGGCTAGTTTGACCCCGCTTTCGACTTTCTCGGCGGTGATCAGCCATTCGTTCTGGAACATTCGTTGAAACTGCTCGAGCGTCAGGTTGTATCGGCACTTGGTTTCGGCAAGCCCCATCACCTCGCCATTGCGGGTGAGGATCGCATCGACCTTGGCTGGCCTATCCTTCGGCGTTTGTATGTATCTGAATCCGGGCTTGGCATTGAACCAATCGGCAACGTGCTGCTCATCAGCGAGGCTGACCTGCCCTCGCTCGGTCGCAATATCAAGATTCATAGTTTGGCTCCGGTATGTGAATGCCAAGCTCTGCGCACTTGGCTTCGATGATGGCGAGGTAGTCGCTGAATTCCTGCTTGGTCAACTTGCTGGATCTGCGCAGAGGCTTGTGTCGTTTCCTGCCGAATCCTTCAATGACCTCGGAACCCCACGCCTCGATCAAGAAGTATTCATGCAGATCGGCTGTCGTCCAGCCTCGCAGCGCCTCGCCGCCTCCCTCTAGGACGGATGGGTACACCACACCCCAGAGGAAGGCGTTTTGTTGGTCGCTACGTTTTGGCTTGAATGCCTCGACGGTGATCTGCCAGCTCTGCGCCGGGTCAAGTCTGCTGACCATGTTGCTGATCGCGTTTGCGATCTGATCGGGCGGGGTGCCTCTGGCTATTACGCGGCGCATGGTAAGGAATCCTCCTTACTTAAAACGGGATGTCGCCGATGTCGTCATCGGTGAACGTCTCGGTGACTGGCTGCTGTTGCTTTGGGACAGGGCGCTCCGGCAGTCCATCCTTTGCCTTGACCGACAGGCTGAAATACTTCTGCCCCTCAAGCCTGCCGCTCTTGCCGACTTTCACCCATGCCGAGAGCCAATACTCGACGCCGTTGATGTTGATGCTGCCGGTGTACTCCGGGTGCTGCTCGCTCTGCTTGCGATCGTTCTTGGCTAGCAGGCCGCGGTTCGTGTTGTCGTATTGCTTCACAGGCTCAACTCCTTCAGATGATTTACTTTGCGGTCAACTTCGGACAGGAAATTTGTCACGGCCTGCGTGATCTCGAGGATCGCTGGCTGGTCGCGGTGGACGCGGATGATGTGCAAGCGCAGGCGCTCGGGCAGTTTCGGCTGATACACAACGTAGTCGCACCAGTCTCGCCCGGTCACGGCCATCTGCCATTGCATTTGAAGACGGTGTTCGGCTGGAACTTTCTTGCTCTCGATGATGTCCAAGGCGGTCGCAGGCTGAACGCACTTGATCTCGACCAAACCTTCCGTGCCGACAAGGCCATCCGGTGACGCACCGGCCTCGAGTTTCGGGTGCTTGATGAACCCGACCTCCTCGACCAACTGCCCCACACGGGCGCTATAAGCGGCTCTGGCCTCGGTCTCTGTGTCTATGCCGTGCTGCATGGCCGGGCTCGTATACGTCTCCGTAGCCTGTCCCGTGAGGCGCTCGCAGACAAGTTGCGCCATGTAGTTACGATAACCGGCCTTCGACTTGTCCATCATTACGTTGCTGATGGCGCTGGCGGTGACCCGGCCACAGCGACTTGAGTACCACTCCGGGGTGCGTTGGGTGTCGCTCACTTGGATAACTCCTTCTTGCGGGCGGTAAACTTGCTGACACCGCGGGAGCGGATAGCCTCCGGCAGCGTGTGATACAGGGCGTTGAGTTCGTCGACCGTGTTGCAGGCGGCGATCTCGGCGTTGAGCTTGGCCTCGATCTCGTCGACCTCCGCCTCCGGCAGATCCTCGCCAGCGTAGATGTAAAGGCCGAGGCCGTGCAGCGCGATGCACTTGGCAAGGCAGCGCATGATGCTCGTATTCACAGCGAACGAGTTCGGGTTCTGGATCGGCTGGTTGCGGTGGTCGAGCACCGGCAGTAGGCAAGTCTTGATGTCGCCCTTGATCTCGACCGAGACCTTGACCATTCCGGTCTGATCCTTGAGATAGACCAGCGGCAGGCCGTCGTATTCGTGGACGGTGTAGCGCGCAGCCGGGTCGATCTTCAACACCTCGGCCCATGCCCACGCCCACGACAGGTAGGACAGGTTGCCCTTCTTCTCGATGTGGTCGTTGACGTTTATCTTCAGCAGTTCGCTCATGACAGGCTCCCGTAGATCTTGTTGAGTTCGTCTTCGATGACGGCGTTCAGTTCGGCCAGCGCTCGATCGCAGGCGGCGATGCGATCCTGCTCGTCACGCTCGGCGAGCTCCTGATCCTGCTGCTGCCACCAGCTCTGGTCGTCGTTGCCCCAAGGCGCGAGGTCACTCATGGCTTTGTATCTCCTCTTGTTGTGTGCAGCCGCCGTCACCGCACGGGTCGAGTGCGGCAGCCAGTAGAAACAGAATGATCAGTCCGATGAACTGCGGCCAAGGAGACTTCATCGCTGGTCTCCCGTGACGGCCTGTACGCCAGCGGCGTAGCCATCGGTCTTGCCCATCGAATAGGCGTACTTAACCGACTGCTCGATGATCGGGTCGAGCGACTTGTTATCGACGAACTTGATCAGATCTCGGATGACGCGCTCGAGTTCGGCGCGATAGGCGATGTCGTTCATGCGGCCTCCTGCAAAGCCTTGACTACGGGAATCCAAGCGGCAAACGAATCCGGGTCGCTCTCGACTTGCAGGATGAGATCCATCTGCTCGTCGGGGTTAGCGCGGAAGAACTTAATCTCGCAGGCGACGCAGTAGTCGTCGCAGACTGGTTCTTCTACTTTGCATTCGCGGCAGGTGAAGTCGTTCATGTGTATCTCCGGTGTTGTTTTGCTCGACGGGATGAATGTTAGCACAGGCTACTTCCTATCTGTCAACACTTGCTAACGAAATATTTTTAGTCTACCTTTCGCGGCAGGAGGAACCTATGACGTTCGATGAACTACTGACCGTGTACGGATCACAGGCCGAGATCGCTCGGGTGTATGGCATCAGCCGTGCCTCGGTGAATCGCTGGGCAAAGACAGGCAAAGTGCCGGAGCTGCGCGTATTGCAGTTTGAACGGACGCAGAGCCCCGCACAGGCGAGGCAGATGCGAAAGCAGTTGCAGATAGCCGCGGCTCGCAGATGGGCCGAGAAGGGCTGACGATGCCCAGAAACGACAAACCCCCTTTCGGGGGCTTGACGCGGCCGGGGTGTGGCCATACGCTCAACTATGCGGAAGCGTAGTGCAAGGCTAGCGAGGGTTGCGGTAGCCGTCAAGCACTACGCATGGTTTAACTTAATCATGCGGAAGAATTGCAATGAACTTTTATCCTCGACATCTGGGTGACTACGCCCGGGATGCCGGCTATCTGTCGATGACAGAGCACGGCGCTTATACCCTGCTGCTGGATTGGTACTACGCCAACGAGCGAGCGATCCAGAAAGAAATGGTTTACCCGATCTGCAAGGCTGTCTCTCGACCAGAGAAGCAAGCGGCAGAGAAGGTGCTGCGCGAGTTCTTCTACCTCGATGACAAGGGCCATTGGGCACACAAAAGAGTCGAGGCGGAACTGGCTCGGATGCGTGAAAAGCAGACCAAAGCCAAGCAATCTGCTATGGCTAGATGGGATGCGAACGCAATGCGAACGCATAGCGAACGCAATGCGGACGCAATGCTATCCAATAACCAATATCCAATAACCAAGAACCAAGAGGTTAAGAAGGTCGCAGCGACACCCACCGGGCGCCGCAAAGGGCTCCGTTTAATTGGGGATATTTTGGGAGGAGATACAGATGGGCGATGAATATCAATATGGCCCGAGCGCAGGGAAGTCGAGTCCGCAGGACAAACTCGACGACCGTAGCGCTCATGCCGTTCGATCAAGCGCTGACCATTGGGCTAGCGCTGTTGCCGAGAACCCGCTAAACCGTCTTCGATTACTCGATGCCAAACTTGCTAGACCGGGTGTGGATGTGGAAGCGATCAAAGCTAGAGCGGGTGAACTTATCCGTGAACTAGGTGCAGCCAAAGTGCTGACCGATCCCGATTGCATTGGCCTAGTGCGTCAGTTGTTTGGTCAGCGTGGAGTCGATCGGTTACGCGAGAGAGCAAAGGGTGAGGCATGAACCCAGACACTACAACAAATGTCGCCGCTCTTTTTGTTCAAAAAGATGGGTGTTATGCGAATCTGCCGAATGTTGACATTTGGCCGGAAGAAAGAGATGCGAGGCTTTATGCCGGGCAATCTCCTGTCGTTGCTCACCCACCATGTCAGTTGTGGGGTTCTATGGCCGCAGTTAATTATTCTAGATGGGGCGGCGACCACAACCGTCCCGGCAATGATGGCGGCTGCTTTGAAAAGGCGCTCCATTCAGTAATTCAATGTGGCGGTGTTTTAGAGCATCCTGCCAAAACAACAGCGTGGGCTAAATATGGGCTTACGAAGCCCGTAGGTATTGGCTGGAAGAGGAATCAATCGGGTGGTTGGGTATGTGAGGTTTGGCAAAGCGCCTACGGACATAGGGCTAATAAGGCGACATGGCTTTATTATTATGGCGCGAACCCTCCATTCGAATTGCGGTGGTTTAGGCCAAAAGGAACGCACCAGATAGGCTTCTATGACCAGCGGGGGAAGTCAGCAAACAAGCCAACTTTGAATAAAAGAGAGGCAAATGCAACACCTGTGGAATTTCGAGATGAGCTCTTGCGCTTGGCAAGATGGGCGAATTCCGAAGAAAAATTTATCAATGCCGCCCTAGCAAGAAATGAGGCGTGATCAAAACAGGGGTATTGTGATCATGGACAACATCAACCCGCAGCATTACCAGCAGGAGATCGAGACCGTCGATTTCATGCGAGCGAATGCTAAATCCCAAGAACATTTCCTCGAGTTCTGTAGACTGACAGCTCTTGGCTACATCGCTCGAGCAGGACGTAAACCGGATAACCCGCTGGAGCAAGACGCACAGAAAGCGATCTGGTGGCTCACTTGGATGACAGGCAATGACCCTCGCAATCGATAAATCGACGTCTCCGTCACCGCGCAACGACGACGATGCTCCGTACCGCGCGCTGTGGTCGAGCGTTCTGTATCTCGCTATCCGCGACTGCAACCGAAAGGGCAATGCTCGAGCTGCGTTGCATTGGATTTACGCACCGCACGATGAGGTCGGAAGCCTGCGCTGGATCTGCGATATGCTCGATCTGGATTATCAGAAACTACAGAACATCTGCATGAGCCGAGAAGGTCGAGCGAAGATTCTCAAAAGCAATATGAGGCTGAACCATGCGTATCGTGCTCCCGTGGCCTCCGAGTATTAACCACTACTGGCGCAATTACCGCGGTCGCATTGTGATCTCGGCAGACGGGAGAGCGTACCGGCAGACCGTATCCTATCGGATACTCGAGCAGGGCATACCGCGCGACAATCTGAATTGCAGGCTCTCGGTTCGCATTGATGCGTACCCACCAGACAAGCGACGCCGGGATCTGGACAACATCCAGAAGGCGCTACTCGATGCCCTAGTACACGCTGATGTCATTGAAGACGACAGCCTAATCGATGCCCTTTCCATCCAGCGGCATGAAGCCCGGGAAGAGGGCGAAGTCATTGTGAGAATCCAGCCTTATGCCGAAGAGATGCAAAGTCTGCGGGCTTGAATACGTCATCAAGTGCAGGTCAGAAAAATACCATGACTTTCTGACAACGATGATTCATCAGGACACCGTAGACCGATTGATAAAACTACTAGGAGATGGAATCGATGAAGGAAGAAAAACTGCGCGAACTCTGGTGCCAAATTCGCAAATTAAATCAAGAGCTAAACGCAATACACCGCGAAATATCCCGCGTCGAACTTGGT